TATGGTGCTTATACTGAAAATGGAATGCCTACCACCGGTGGAAGCGGAACAGGAGCAACGGTCGATGTCACTACTACTGCAAATGGCAATATCAACAGTGTGGTCATTAACAATCCAGGTTCAGGCTACATCGCAGGTGATGTGCTCACCGTGCTAAGTGGACTACTTAAATTTTATCTTTATACAAACGATACTTACTCATCTCTGGTTAGTGAATTAGAATTATTGCCTGGAGAAGATAGTACATTTATTCAAGCACACTCTAGTAATGTTAATCATCCACTCGCAATAACTAGCAGTGCTACATACTCATCAACAACAATCCTTTCTACTTCTACTACTGCGGGTGATACTATTACAACAGTATACACACCTGCACCTGAACCCGAACCTGCGCCTGAACCCGAACCCTCATATGTATATATAAATTGTCATAATCATGTTAATATGGGTTCTTTTTATAATGGTACTACTGGTATAGAGGTTCTTTACGGGGGGGGTGGTGGCGAGCCTTAGGATGATGGTTATTAAAATACACGATCCGTATTCAAAAAAATTGATTTTCATTTACCCGTATGTTTGTATGTAACGATGTTTGTGTATTAAAAACAATTAATAATCTTAATACATAATTTTATTTTCTATGAAAATTTTTATAAATATTTTTTATAAATATTTTTTATTCCAATATTCCTATATAAGTTCCATAACCTTCACCAATTGGATTAAATAATTCAGGTCTTAAGTGACATAAATATGTTAATGGATATTGATCACTAAATTGGTCACTTCCTACTATTTTATGTGTTCCGTTATTCACATTTTCAAATAATTTATCAACAAAATCATAAAATATTTTTGCAAATTCTGGTAAAAAATTTATATGGAAAATATAAGTTCCCGTAACTAATGGAGGCCATTTACCACGGTTCATTTTATTATCTTTTTTAACTGTACAGTTAATTTTATTTTTATCTAATAAATTCATTTTTTCTACATTTGGCCAAATATCATTTGGTAAATCTTTCTTTCCTATACGATATGTACATAAGGTTGCGTCATACCAACAAATCCATTCACTTTTAATATCACATTCTTTTACTGCTTTTAAACACAAATTTATTTTTTCCATCCATAATAACCATAATTCTTTTGATGGACACCAATTAGCTCCATAATGTATTTTTTTTCTCATGTTAGGATAAAATTTATATGTATCAAAATCTTCTATATTACATTTAATATATTTTGTATTTAAGTCTTTTCTTATTTCAGCAACCATATTTTTTATTTTTTCATCGTTATAAAAAAATATAAAATCAGATTTCAATAATAATGTCTTTTTCATATGTTGTATTTGTGCGTTTGGTCCACCTTTAAATTTATTATCAACCGTCCACCAACCAGATATACAAGTAATTCTATCCATTTATATTCTATATATTTTTATTTTTACTTTTTACTAAATTTATTGTATTCGGTCCGGTCTCCGGTGTTACGTAAAAAAAATGATTTCATTTCTTGATTGCGTCTGTATATAACTTACAAGCTATGGATATTCAATATTTAAAAGAGGTTTATAACATTTGTCAAGGTGATAATATGAATTATTATTACACCGATTCATATAATAATGAATGTTATGAACTACATGAATTGAAAGAGGATGGATACCTTAAATTATCAGAGAGTTTCGTGAAATTTTCTCAACATTCGCTAGAAAGAATGCAACAAAGAGAACTAGATAATGTAGTAAATCATATTGTTAATTCCATGAAATCTAAATCTATTCAGGCATATACTTCGTTGAATTCATCATTTATTCCTCGTTGGCATTTCAAACACGATAGTAAAGGCAGACTGGGTGTGCAAATTATATTATGTAACTGTGTAATTATCATGGATCCTGATATGAAAATTATAGTTACTGTTTTCCCTAGCGGGGAACGCAATAATCGTCCATGTTCATTTAAAGACTATTGTAATATAGTTAAATCTAGAGAGAACCAGAAGATTAAATATAATAATAACAAGAAACTCTCCAGAGAAAACCGAAAGACTTTCAAGAAAGGTAGCAAGGGAAAGAACAAGGATAAAGAGTACTAGGTTTGATATACACTCCTCCGTAGGACTATTCTCGTTCCGGTATCCGGTGTTATGCAAAAAAAAATGATTATGAATGAATGTTCTGTCTGTTTGAAAGAACTATTATGAACAACAAACCGAATTTAATTAAACAATATAAATTAATATGGGCAATACTAATACTAATACCAATATCACCTTAACAGGTGAAGAATATCGTGAGATGGAGGAGGATATCGAGATCGAACGATATCGTGATGGAATCGAGATCGAACGATATCGTGATGGAATCGAGATCGAACGATATCGTGAGATGGAGGATATTCACCGTAATTTAACAGAAGACGAAGAACGTCGAATCTTCGCAAAGCACGTTGGGATTTTCGTTGAAGATACAGAACAAGAATGCTGTGTTTGTCTTGAACCTACAAGAGATAGAACTTATTATTGTTGTAAGCAACATTTATGTAGAGAGTGTATTAATAGGTGTCCAAATATAGAGCGTATAGTAGATATTGATATTACTACGGGTAATTTAACACCATTTACTAGTGATGATTTTGCTGATGGGATTATTAGACCTTGGATAGAAAAACCATGTCCTATGTGTCGTCAGGATTTAGTTTATAAGTTATCTTTGGATTGTGTTCCGAATGATAAGAGAAATAATTTTAACACAGAACAAGAGTATTATCTAGTTGAACATTTTCCACCACCACCACAACCACTTAAGCCTTCCACAGATAAAGGTGAGAATCTTTGGTATTATGAATTCGTCGTTATGCATGATTTACTAAAAAATATAAAAAAAATTGAATAGTTATTTACATTCACCTTACATGTTTTTTATTGTACTGTCCCACCTAGCCCCAACGGAACTATTCCCCCGCCAGTTCCCCGCCAATCCAACGGAACTTTCCGTGTCAATTACTGATCCTCGGCTATGCGGAAATGGGTAACATAATGAGAAATGGGTTACAAAAATGCCCCGTAATTCCCCCGTAAGTTCCCCGTTAATCCCCCCGGTCTTCTGATTTACTTCCCGGGCATTTTCAAATACTTATCTAGAAAAAAATGATTTGGTTTGGCCCAAATTAGACACAGCAACTTATGATTAATAACACAGTTTAAAATGTCAAATTACATGCGAACCCCCGCTAGTTGTGGAGTATGTGGCGTGATGGGCCACAACAGACGTAGTTGCCTTGTCGCACGCCTTCGTAGTGAAGGAGGAAACGATTATACACAGGAAGAAGAGGAACGAGTTAAAGCACATCTCCGCCGTGAATTTCAAGAAAGTCCCCTGGGAATTCGCTGGGCTAGATACCAGATAGAAGCATCGGAACGCCGTGAGCAAGCGATGCAACGTAATCGAGACGCGGTTCGAGAAGCGATGAATGAGAGACAGAGACAGAGAGCAGTAGAAGTACTCGCACGAGGACTACCGCGTCCCGAGCCAGCACCAATAGTCGATGTAGCACATTCGTTTAGCCAGATAATATCGTGGGCCAGACGTGCGGAACGAGAGGCTAGATCCCAAATTAGAGAAGAGGTGCGATCCCCAAAAGCGTTGTCCCTGAAAATGGTGAGTGACTTTCAGGAGAATTACTCGGTAGATACTGAGTGCAGTATTTGCTACGACAGGATACCAAATATTGGCCTACCATGCAAGCATACCTTTTGCGGAGAATGCACAGTTAAATTCGCTAAAAAATCTCAAAGTTGTCCGTTATGTCGTTGTAACTTCGAGGAGGCTCACATTTGTCGCAACATAGAGCCAGAAGAGTTTAATAAAATATCAGCTAAATTGTACTTATAAATTAACCCTAATTAACCTTTTTTTGTTGCACCCTGCCATCTAGTTCCCAACGGAACTATCCTAACGGAACCATATAAATAAGTAATTGAATTTATATAGTTCAAACAGTAATTTAACGGCTATTCAGAAATGGGTAACATAATGAGAAATGGGTTATGAAAGGACTGCCAACTCCCCCGCTAATTATAGAAAGGATTGCAACTCCCATGCTATTTCCCCCGCTAATCTCCTGCTATTTCCCCGCTATTTCCCCGCTAATTCCCCGCTAATTCCCCGCTAATTCCCCGCACTTCTCTCGTCAATCCATATTCAACCCCCCCTTACGGCACAATCCATATACTATCCACACTTCACTCTATATAATATTTATACACTTATTTCACCACTCAAGAGAGAAGGAGAGAACTATTATATTTGATTCACACATAACTTACTGGAAATTTACTTGAGAATTACACCCTATCATCTAGCTATTTATATGATAATCCCCCGGTGATACCCTGTCATCTAGCCCCCAACGGAACTATTCCACATCAGTATTTGAATTATACCCACCAATAGTTCCGTTGAGACCCATTTAACGGCTATGCAGAAATGGGTAACATAATCAGAAATGGGTTATGAAATGATTGATATATAATTCCCTGAAAGAATTGATGTATAATTCCCTGAAAGAATTGATGTATAATTCCCTGAAAGAATTGATGTATAATTCCCTCGCCATTCCCTCGCCATTCCCTCGCCATTCCCTCGCCATTCCCTCGCCATTCCCTCGCCATTCCCTCGCCATTCCCTCGCCATTCCCTCGCCATTCCCTCGCCATTCCACCACATTACCTACCATCACTTTGCCCATTCTTTTACCCCTATATGATACACACTTACACACACGATTTACCTTAAGATTGTAATTATTATTTTATTCATATTATCATTTAAAATTTATTATACAAATTATTATATGAATATATGTGAAGAACATAAAAAACACGAAAACGAAACTATTATGAGTCCATGCCGTTATAAATGTAGAGTATGTAAAATTAAAAACGTTCATGGCTATAGTAATCCTGACCACATATCTAATCCGTTCGGATACCTTTATTTAGCACCAACAGTTTGTATTAATTGTTCAAAACAATACAATATATGTATGTGGTGTTAAATATAATATATATTTATTTTATGGCGGTTCAAAAATCAGGATTGGATTTTTTAATAAAACTATCAAAACAAAAGAAAATATTGCAAAAAGATATTGCAAAAATATTATTAAAAGATAAACAAAAAATAAGTTTAGTTAAATATATTCAACCAGAAAAACAAATAGTAATTTATAAACCTAATACGTGACCGAAATGCAAGATTTATATAAAAAAAAATGATTTGTTATTTATAATTTTCAGTTTTTTAAATAATATAATGGAAACGATATATCAATACCCAATTCAATACCCAAAATTCTCTAAGACAGAATATGGTCATTATGAACGTGGAGTAATGACAGGTGACAGTCATTTTAAAACTCCGTTCGAAGAATTTCATTACGCATATTCTCAAATACGTAAATGTTCTAAGTGTGACGAAGAAAAGCGACTTACTGAATATAGGACCAATACTAGCGGTAGTCATGGCTTCGACAAAGAGAAAATTCGCCTTAGACGACCTGAATGCATCGATTGCACGAAAAAAGCAGCAAAGGGTAAAGATGAAGCTGTAAAACTTGCAAAATCACTAGGTATTTCACATAAAGCTCCAGAAGGAACTAAATGTGAATTATGTAATGCAACTAAAAACCTTGTATTTGACCATGACCACGAAAAAAACGAATTCAGAGGCTGGCTATGTGACCCATGTAATCGCTCTATGGGCGTACTTGGAGATGACGCAAATAGCCTATTAAAAACAGTTGCATATTTATCAAAAGGCAACACAGAAGCGTTGGACCTAATCGAAAAATTAAAAATTATCTTATAAATTAACTAATTAACTACACACTTTTTTTAATACGATACTTTGACAATTTAAAATACTTCTCCTCAAGTTCTATTCCAATAAACTTCCTTTTTCTATTAACACATCCGATACCAGTTGTACCTGAACCCATCGTGTTATCCAAAACTGTTTCACCCTCATTTGAATATGTCATTATCAAATATTCTATAAGTTTTACTGGTTTTTGTGTTTCATGTACTGTATCAAATTCTATATCAAACTCAATTAATTCATTCGGATAATTCGTAAATTTTTGTGTATATTCACTATCACTTGTTAATTTATTATTTGGACCTAAATGGTGTGCTTGATTTAACATTTTTCCGATACGTTCCTTGCTGTTTTTCTTTTTGATATTTACTGGTTCTAGACCTTGAGGATTATACGTCATATTTCCCTTATGTCTTGACGCTGCTGCAGCACCTCCTTTTGAAAATACACATATATCTTCTGTACATTTCATCGGTCTATAATTCGCAAGTAAGAACTGTGTTGTTTTATTTTTCTTCCATATCAAATTATATTTATACCATTCATAATTAGAGGATATTAACATACTCGTAAATGGTTGTTGGCCAAATAACAATATAACTCCGTGTGGCTTCTTTACAATTCTTTTATAATGTTCCCATAATTTATTTATATCTATTATTGTATCCCACTTACATTTTGTAGTTCCATATGGAAGATCACACAAAACCAAATCAACACTATCATCTTCTATCAAACTCATTTTTTCAATACAATCTCCCATATATAATTTTATATTTTCTTCTATAACGTCTTCTGTTGTTTCCTTATCAACTTCGGCCATCATATTCTCTAGTTGTTCTTTACGTTGAACCTTTGTCAGTTTTACTTCTGCCATACTATAATTATTTAAATTAATATATTTAAATAATTTTTAATCAATTTTTTTTATTAGTTATGAATAATTAATTCTTTAGTTATTGATTCAGGATTCTTTGAATTAATTGCACGTCTCGCAGTTATTTCATCTATATTACATTCTGAAAATTTATCTAATACCATATCAACTTTCGCATTACTTAATACATATCTTACATGTTTTTTATCCAACTTTAAAATATTATCAAACAATTTTTCATGACATTCCAAGTCAAACCCACCTTCCAGATATTGTACAAATGACTTCGGATTTTCAGGAGCGTATGGTGGATCAAAATATACGAAATCATTTTTCTTCATTTTTTTAAACACATCCATAAAATCACAACATGTAAAATTTACATCTTTTATCAACCCACTTATTCTATTTATATCTTCTTTTGTTATAATTGTTGGTGTTTTTTTATAATGTCCATAAGGAACATTAAATCCATTTGGACCCTCTCTGTATATACCCCTAAAACACAACTTATTTATTACCATGAATAAAGCAGAATATTCAACAGATGCTTTATTAGAGTTATTAAATTTATTCCTCAACCAATAATAATAACTTTCCTTTGATGTTGTTGCTTCTTCTAATGTTTGGGGTTTTCTATTTATTTCATCACCAGTTAATTCATCACCAGTTAATTCATCATAATCATTTATTATAGTTTCAATATGATTAAATAAATCATCCTTATTATTTTGTATATGTTTATATACATTTATTAGCCCTTCATTTAGATCACATGCGTATATACGACCCTTTATTTTAATATCACCACGCTCTTTCATAGATAATACTGCTAATAATACACTACCTCCTCCCACAAATGGTTCATGATAATTATCAAATTCTTTTGGAATTTTATGTAATATTGTATCTAATATTTGTGTCTTACCGCCTACCCATTTTAAAAATGGTTTTTGATTCATACTTAATTGTAATTAATAAAATAATTTTATATCTATTTTATTAATTAATATTTATAAATACCCTCCCCTATGTACTAAATATAGTAATGATAATATTAATTGCAACATATCCAATATTAAATTTAGTCCAGAATTTGGATGATTCCGCACAGACAAAACATTTATCACCCTAGGTAGAGAAATAAGTAACATCATTATTGCTAGTACTATATACCTATACTCAGCAGGATACCTAGTAACGTCACCGTGTGTCTGATGGAAGTGATTGCCTCTTCGTATAATACCTCTATTAGATAAACTATCATCTACATTCCGAACCACTTGATGTAACTGCTCTAGTGTCATTCCGACTGCCATTAAATTCATTACATGCTCACGTTGTGCCCCTATATTGTGTAACTCTTTCATATCTTGTTCAGTTAAATCTTCCCAACGCAAAACTTGTCTAATTCCACCTGGAATATCATGAGGGTCTATTTCATGAGGAGCACGAGGATCTTCTCCAGACGTTGTTCTAACCGTTGGAACTGTACTTGGTAGACTTTCTCTTCCTCCTGATTGAAGACCTTTATCCTCTATAAATGATTTTAATTTTAATATTAAATCCCATAAATTCTCTTGAACATCTTTTTTGTTATTAATTGTTTCCATTATTATATCATCTATTGTAGAAGAATTATCATCAACCATTTTTTGTATTTTATCTAATTCATTATTATCAATACCAATATCCTTTATCATTTTTATTCCATCAGCACATAATTTTAATATTTCTTCCTTTTTATTATTTCCTCCTTTCATTCTTCGTCTTTTTTTAGTTCTTTTATTTTTGATTGATTTTATTAATCTTATAGTTTTTTTTAGTTTAGGTGGTTCTGGATATGGAAAAAATACAAGTTCTCCAGGTATGCCCAAAACTGGAGAAATTGTAGGTCCACAAGCTTTATTAAAATAATCAGGTGAAAATGCGATTCTAATAGTAGACCTTTCTATATTTTTTCCTGTGTTATTATTAGGTACTTTATGTATAGTATAGGCTGAAAAAAAGTTTAATTTATTAGCCGGGAGTGTTTTTATAGCAGAAGGAGGTGCTTGACTTACAGCTTGATCTAAGATATTAGAAATACTTGGTGGTTGCCACGGAGATTTTTGTCTATTTACTGTTAAATAATTGTGCAATATTATTTCTTTTGATATGAAAGGTTGTGGTGGTATTATATTTTTTCCTATTTTATACTGTTCAATTGCCTTGTTTATAATTTCACTTAAATCAAGATTGATATTCGCAACAGGAGTCAAAATTTCAGATGAAGATTGTATCAAATAATTTCTATCAGTAAAAGTTCCATTATAAAGTTTTTCTCCACAGCCCACATCAGAGTGTTTATATGTTTGTTTCCCCCATGCACCGTCAATATGCCAACCACCCACGCCTTGATTATTATTGGGTTTTAATACAGATTTTCTTATTGTTATATAGCAAAAAGATTCACTAAATTTTTTTTTGCAAATAATATATTCCGACAAACAAGTAGCCATAAGAGTAGAAATAACATCGCTTTCGCATAATTGTATAGGAATATATACACTATCTGTATTTATTAATTTGTTATCTGGCAATACTCTTCCATCTTCCTTGAGACAATTTCTTTGCTTACTAGATATTTTAACTAACATACTTAAAACTTGTTTATTTCCTTTAATTTCTAGCTTTATACCATTTGATAATAATGGTTTTGAATATAAACTTTCATATGTCTTTTCGTTTACCTCTATATCAGTATATTCGAATGGGTTAAATTCCTGATTATTAAAATGTTTATTAGTTGTTTTCAAAGTTTTGTTTAAATGTTGTTTAAATTCGTTCCATTTATTATTGGATATATATTTATCATACTTTACAGGTAATTTATTGGATTTTAGTTCATTTATATTAATTTCAAAATAGTCATTAGATTCAAATTCGGGCATAGTAATAGTATTTTTCCATTCTTTATTTGTTATTGTGGCTTGGTCATGATACCATATTTTTTTTAAAACTGAATTCCAACCTGTATGAATATCATAGCTAAAAGTTCTTGTAAAAGATAATAGATTTTTATTGATATATAGTTTTTTGTATTTGTCTGAAACATTTTTTTTAAAATGAAAAGTATTTTTGTAAGAGTTTAAAAAGAAATCAGTAAATAGGGCAAATTTAATTTCTTTTGTAACTGAATTTAATTTATTTTCATTAGATAAATCAATACTTCTAATTAATTTATGATTTAGTAATTGGGTCACAGTTTCTCTTTTATCAGGGTTAGGATTTAATAATTTTTTTAAAAATGATTTAATATCTGGTGTAATATTTTTATATTCATTACTAGTTAATATGTTTTGTAATAATATACCTAATGACCAAACATCAGTTTTTTTATTATAAACCACTTTCTTTTTCCATTCGGGAGGGAAAGTCATTTTTGATTTATAATTAAGAAAAGTTGGAATAAGTTCACCAAAATTTTTTTTTTCATATTCTGTAAAATTATTACTATCTATGGATGCTCCGAAATCGGATATTTTAACATTATAGTTATCATCAAATAATATAACTCCTGTGTTTAAAAAATTATGGTATATATTATTAGAATGTATTTCTTTTACTCCCAGTAAAATTTGCTTAAATATATATAATGCTATATAATCAGGTATTATTTCATTTACTAGCAAAGTTTTATAGTGTTTAACACTGTCTTTAGTAGCAGTTTCCATTAAACACCATATCCAATTTCCATATTCACCATTTATTGATGATAAAATATATTTCGATTTACATTTTTTTTGATTATTTATTTCTTTATAAACCCTATCTATTTTATCTTCTAATTGTCGCCCCATAATACTCTGATCTTTCGCCATTAATTTTAAAAAATATAACTTATTTGTTTTTTCATCTAATACAAATCTAGCAACTCTCCACATAGATGGTTCTCCTACATTGTGTTTTGATATAACTTTTACTTTAAATGGTAAGTTATCAGGTAATTTTTCGGGCCATTTTGAGGTAATTGCTGTGTGTTTTTCATCGATTTTTATTATTATGTTATCATTAATAATTTCGCCAAACAAATTATAAGATTTGTTTAATTCGATATCGTGTAATTGTACTTTTCCTTTATTATTAGTAAAATTTATATTCGAATTAATATTATCTTTTACAAACCATTTTAAAGGTATAGATAGTGTTAAAATGTTTTTTTCCTTTTTAATATAATCTGAATAAATTGGCCTCCTTAAATGTGCCCCTTGTGTATCATCTCTAATAATTACAAATTTTTCTTTTAGATTATTTCCTCCTCTCATTCTTCGTCTTTTATTAGGATTTTCATCATAATAATCATACATTTTATGTAAATTCTCCATTTCACGATCTATTTTATCTAATTCATCTTCAATTGATTTTAATTCTCTCTCCTCATCCTCCGTTAGTGACCTGGCGTTTCTAGCTCGTATAATTTCTGAACGTCGTTGTTTCAATTCACCACGTCTGTTATCTAATATATCAAGAGCGTTCCCAAATTCTTCTTTATCCATAGTTTTTTCATCATCTGTATCACCATCACTACCGCCCTTCTTTTTTCTTGTCCTTCTTTTTTTTGTTTTCATTTTTCTTGTCCTTCTTTTTTTTGCTAACTTCTTCGACCTTTTACCCAGCTTTTTAAAATACTTACGTCTTCGCTTCTTCCTTGTCTTTCCACCCACAGTTAAACCCTCTTCTTCAGCATCAAAAAAATGTTCTTCATCATCCATTCTGTCAAACGCATCCTTCGTATCATTTGGACTTTGATCAATTTTTTCAACTCCGACCTCAGGAGGAGTATAAGTTTCATTTTCTTTATTACTTTTAGCTTCTGCCTCATTCTCTTTTTCTTTTTGTTTTAAGAATTGCATATCATTATAGTCTCTATTCATTTGAGTTCTTACTTTCTCCGCCTCTAGCAAATTCAAAGGAGGTAATTTCATAGGCTTAAATACTTTATCGGCCTTTTTGGGTTTTTTTGTATCAGCAGATACCCCGCCTCTTTTTCTAGTTCTTTTTAAATTTCTTTTAATACCTTTATTTTTTCTTGATAATCGCATTAAATAATATATATTATAACAATAAAATATATATTAATTATTACCTACAATTTATTCTTTATAAAAATGATTAAACCAAATAAAACATCTATCATCAACGGTATCCAAGCAACCTTCTTCGATTGAAACAAATAAATAGACGCAGTTATATATAAAAACCCATGTAATAATCTATAATTAGCCCACCATGTTACTCCTCCACCTTCTGGAGCATTCATTCTTCCATTTGTAAAATACAAATACAACAAAGATATACCTATAATAAATGTCAAAACTCCTAATTTAGGTAACCATTTTTTAGACAAATATAATGGTAAATATGCTAAAACTAATCTTAACACAATACAACCAAAAATGAAATAAAGTATTCTTTCTCTATCTGTCATATATATATAGTATAATATTATTATTTTCTTGCTCTTCTTGCTCTTCTTGACTTTTTTGTTTTTCTTGTCCTCCTTTTTCTACCACCAAAGGACGCAATTTTTTCACCTATATCTTTTCCTACCTTTTTCTCCATTACTCCAGCTACATTTGTTTCAAATACTCTACCTTTTAAACTAGTAACCGGAGGGAAAACTTCGCCACCCTTATTAAAACCTGTTAATACATAATTATCAAATATAAGGTCGAAATTATTACCATACAAGTAATTACCATTACCAGTCCGTTCCTCCTTTATAAATTTCCCTAGATGTCTTAATTGCGCATCCTCACCATAAAATTCAAAATAAGTATTTCCCACTTTCAATTCTGATACATCGTTTAACTCATTATAATCCCCACTATCTCTTATATCTTGTAACCAACCTGCTACTCTTTTGTTAGCTTCAGCAATCCTTTCAGCCTTTTCAGCCTTTTCAGCCGTTTCCCCCTTTGACTCCCTTCCTCGAATTGCTTTATGTGCTGCTCTATACCCGTCTGTTATAATCCCTGAACCTACTCTTCGTCTCCTAGTTTTTCTTGCCTTTTTTGTTTTTCGCTTCTTTGCTGTTTTTCCTTTTTTTTTCATACTTTTCTTACGCCTGTTACTTTTTCTTCCACCACGTTTTTCTGGATCACTACTATTTGGATGTCCAGTATTTCCATGACCTGGAAGTGTAGTAGCACCTACTTCTTGTGGCGGACTACCATGATATTTACCATCATCACTACTTTTTAATGTACGTTTCACCATATAATATATATGTATAAAATAATATATATTACATATTAAAAATATTCACTCATAAAACCGTGTTTATCAAATATTTTGATGCCTTTTTCTTTGGCCTTTTCTACCTTACCAGTTATTTTAGTAAGATCTTTCACTATAACCGCAAACGTATTTTTAGAAACAGCGGATGTTAAATTAGCACCTACTTCATTTAATTTTTTATCCAACTCATCATCTCTAAACCCTGACATTACTATACTCTTTTTATATAATACATGACCTGTATTGATATCTGATTTTTCTGCTACAATCTCTAGCTTCTTCTTCATATTAATCTCATCTAAAAATGTAAGAAATTCATTTATATTACTAACAAATAATTCAGCTGTCTTACGTGCTACTCCTTTTATTTTAATCATTTTTTCTACCTTTTCACTATCAGCTTCAGTACTAGTTAATACATCAGGATAATCTTCTAAAATAATTAACATTCTCTTACCACCCATACCATGACCAAAGAGATTAGAAGCTGCCATTAAATCCACTAATTCTACTTCATCCAATCTTTTATGAATATTACCATGAATCTTTGGAGCAAGTTTTCCGCCTTTAGTATCAAATACACCTTTAAAATCATCTAATGACATATTAATTATTTTTGGTACTGTATCATAACCAGCATCCATTATACGTTTAATATTCCCCTCTCCTAATCCATCTACATCTAATTTACTGAAAAAGAAATCTATATTCTTTACCTTGACTTCTTTACTATCTGCTTTATTTTTCAATACAATATCTGTCTCTGTATCACCATACCACTCATACTCATCAGACGGCATCATTATATGCTCAGCTGGTTCAAGTACATCCATTATATATGGAATTACATCACCACTTCTAATAATTTTTATTTTAGCTCCTACTCCTAATTTATTTTTCATTACAAAAGCAGCATTAAATGCTGTAGCATATTCTATTTTAACGCCACCCAAATTAATTGGTTCTATTCTTATTCTAGGTTTAAGAAGTCCATCCTTACTTGGAGACCATTCTACAGCAAGTACCTTAGCTTCTGCTATTTGATCTCCCAATACCATTTTAAACGCAAAGGCAAAATCAGGATTACCATCTATACGAGGATAAATATTATCATCACAACATATTATACCATCCATTTCATATTCAGAACCATTACGCCAATTTACCAATATATCAGACAAAAGTTCATTTGATACATTCGGATGCACCTCATTTTGTGCAACTATAAACCCTTGTTCCGTCATAAATGTAAATTGCTCACTTGGCTTTAATACTGGTTTTATTAATTCATATGCTACAAAATCAACATGACTTAACTTTTCGGTCGAAGGAGACTTTGAATTTATTACACCCGATACAAAGTTACGTGGATTTGCAAAATCTGCACCATAATACACTTTAAATATGTCTTTTCTAATTATAAACTCGCCTCTAACTACTATATCAGACGAAATTTTATCTGAATCGGGCATATCCAGCTTACCTATAAATTTTGATACATCTTGACCAACCTTCCCATTTCCTCTAGTATATAATTTTGCCTCATCATTTTCTGTTGAATATAAACCACTTACACCATCTAATTTTGTAGATAATACATATGGCCCAGAATAATCTTTTTTCCAATTATCTATCGCATTTGTATCTGGTTTTATTTTATCCATTGAACCCATAAAATACGGCAATTTCACTTTATCTACCTTTACATCAGCACCTATTACGGTTGATTCAATATTTTTGGGATATTTAACTTCCATATATTCTTTAATTATATCATATTCATTATCAGTAATTAATGGATCATCATTATAATAACTGTCACGTGATGCCTCCAAAATATTCTGAAGTGTTTTTTCCCTCATTTTTTTTAATACTTGGGCACCTTCTGTTCTAAAGCTTTTAATATGTTTCATAACTGTAGCATTTGGTTTATTTTTTAAAGTTTTTTTCTTTTCATCTTTTCCAGAACCTTTCATACGCTTTATAGTTATCTTATCTTTAAATTTTTGTAAATATCTTTTTGTTTTTAACTTTATTCTCTTAATATTTCTTCTTCGTGTTTTCATTAATATATATTTAATATATTAAATATTTCTTAACCATTCTTCAATAATATCCAATTCCTTTTCTTTTACTATATTATTCTTATATAATTCTTTGTAAATAATCATTAAATCATTCTTATTTTTATGTAAAACAATAGTATCAAATATATTATTAACTATATTTAAAATTGAAACATACATCGGATATTCTGATACAAAATCATTCATATAATCATGTTCATTTCTATCTTGATATACTATAGGAGATATATAACAAAATAATTTATTATATTCCCACATACATCTTTGAGCTATATACATTTTTAATATATCACAAAATCTAAAAGAAACAGTTGATGGTATATATAGTAAAAAAAATAATTCTTTATTTATCCATAAAGTTGATTGAGTATTACCTTGTGTATAAACATTTTTTTCTAATATAAAACATTTATTTACATCAAATGTAATATTACTATTATAATTTTTATTGGTCAACCTATATATTGCATCAACATCAGGGTCACCATCAGATAAACTCTGAATTATTCCTATATTTTTTATATCGGTATCATTACTTTTCTTTAATTTTATTTCTTCCTTTTTATTTAATAATTCAATAGGATACCCTCTACCCCAAATATCTATATCTGTGAACAACGACAATACATTTGGAAATTTTTGACCATATACTGTCTTACTATTTTGTAAAAACCCATTTATATTTGTAATATCACACAATGGACCATTATCATCATCTGTATCAAATATTATAGTTGAATTATTATTAATAGATTGTAAATACCCTATATTTTTTCTACAATAATGATTATATGGTAACATTTTTGAAAAATTACTAAATATTTTATTATCTGATGTAATATAACTTATGTCCTTATTTAAATAACTATTATTTGGTGTCTTTAAATCACCTACTACTATTATATTACAGCTCATATCTAAATATTTATCAATACATGTATCGTGATAAGAATTTATTGTTGTTATTATTATATCTACAGACATAATATATAATATTATAAATACAATATTATATATAATTACTACTTTTAACTTAATTAAAATTAATTATTTTGGATACATATTATTCCATGCTTATTTGGTGGATATAAATTTTGAAATTTACTATTTATATAAGTTGGGTCATTAACTGTTTCTAATCTACATCTAATAAATCCTATATTTTTCATATAATTATTTATTGCTGAAACTGAATTACTTTGGCCAGATGAATATACTGTTTCCGGTTCTAATGTTATATATACTACTTTATCTTTTAGTATTTCACCTCCGCTTTTTACTACATCTAAATCTGCACCTTGAACGTCTATTTTTATATAACCTATATACTTTACCTTTTCATTAAATTCAATACTTTTTATTATATCTTCTAACTTACAACAACTTGTTTTTATTATTTCTTTTACGTTAAATATATCTCGTACGTTATTAGGTGGATGATAAATAGAACATTGTCCAGGGTCATTTGTATTATATAAATCTATTGTTTTTAAATCGCTATTTACAACTGCCTTTTCCATTAATATACATCTACCGTTATCTATAAATGTTGTATCTAAATAATGTCCCTTCTCTCTGTGATGATAAGTTGTTTGTTTCCCTTCCTTTAATTTATTAATATTATCCTTTAATGCTTCTATTCCTAAAACAAATACACCTGAATTTTTTTTTAACCATTCATTTGCATGGCATGCAGAAAAAGATAATCCAATATCTATATTCATAGAAGTTGCATAATCTGGTATAACTATTTTATCCATTATTATATTTTTAATTTTAAATATTTAAATAATTTAACTTGAATATTATATAAATAAACGGTTATTAATTTAATATGGATAAAAAACTTTTCGTTGTATTAGAACAAGGAAATAAACCAAATACTAACTTATCACACGAACATCTAAGCCAATTCTCAACAGAATATTCTGATTGGTTTAGATTAAATTGGGCAGCAGACAAAAATGATAAAAATGCACATTTCTTTCAAAATAATATTGTATGGAGTGAAGGTAGAAGTTTATTGTTTGATAAAGTAAAAGGTAAATATAAATACTATATTTTTATTGATGATGATGTTAAATTTATAAGCAAAACAAAAAAAACTATTGCTGAAGAATTAAAATATTTTTTTGAAGAATATAAACCACTAACTGGTACGCTTAATGGGGATAATTGGGCATGGCAATTTTATAATCCAACAAAAGAAGTATTCCCTATTATGGCTCATGACCTATGTTGTCATTTTTTTAAAGAAGATTTTGCAGAACTTATGTTCCCTGTATATTTTCATGGTTCTGGTGCTAGTATGTGGTATGCCCAATATATATCATATAAATTATTTCCAAAAAAATGTATGGTTTTTAGTAACATTCATATTTTAAATACAGAACATATACCTCACCAAGACCAACATAAAGCATCTTACCATGACCCACATAATCTCTGTAACAAATTCGCAAATATAATTAATGATCATAATAATAAATTAGAGTTCATTAGTTGGATCCGAAATGTTAATTATAATCGTCAAAAAAATAAAGAAATATATTCTAATGAAATTGATAAATGTGAAGTAAATTTTACATTAGAAAAATTAAATTCACTCATTACACGATAATTATATTCAATAATTTTAATTAATATATTAATAATATTAATTAAAATCTAATGTCCTAATATTTCTTGTATTTGTTGATTACTACAATCTGCCTCTGGTCTCTCACACATCTCTTTAAGTATGTCTATTAAATGTTCTTTAAGACCAGGTTCAAAAATACCTTGATTATCTATTTGATTATTACCGTTCACATCTCTGTCAATAAAAAGTGCTAATATCGCCTTTAATCCTCCTTCTAAATCTGTCATATCATCTGTAGTACCAACTTTTTCTATAATCTTCATTTTCAAGTCATGTATATCGTTATATTTTGGCGCAACACTAGTAGGACGACGTATCCAAAACATCGTTGTTAAATCAACAACCATATCCCATATAGATCTATCTCCCCCTTTTTGTTTTCTTCTACGTGTCCCCTTCTTACGTTTATTTCTTCTACGTGTTTTTCTCATATATTTTTTTTTAGTTTTTTTACTTTCTTTAAATTTTTTGGATTTTTTCGTTCTTCTTTTTCCACCAAGTTTTTTACGAGTAGGAAAAATATTATATTTATTAAGATTATTTAATTCAGTTGTGTTTAATTCTTTAAGCGTTAACGCATGCAAGGAAGGTACCTTTCTAACCCTACCTTCTACTTGTTCCATGGCTTTTTGTTTATTATCTCTTACTTTTTCTGCGTTTGTTAATAAATTCACTACTTCACTGTTTACTTCTATGTTGGATCTATAGGTTCTCCAAGGTTCTATAGTTTTTGCCATATAGAGAGCCGTCCTGCCCTTATCATCCTTCGCATTAACATTAGCGCCATTCTCCAATAGCATTTTCACTATTTCTGTGTGTCCATATTTACTTGCCTCCATGAGAGCCGTCGCCTCATGATACCCAGTTGTCGTTGTCGCATTTACATCAGCGCCATTCTCCAATAGCATTTCCACTATTTCTGTGTGTCCCGAGTAACTTGCTTCAATGAGAGCCGTCGACTCATGATACCGAGTTTTCGCATTTACATCAGCGCCATTCTCCAATAGCATTTTCAATATTTCTATGTGTCCTTGCTGACTTGCCTTTATGAGAGCCGTAAAGCCCCTATACCTCTCATCCACATCAACCCTATTCTTCAATAGCTTTTCCACTATTTCTGTGTTTCCATCATGACTTGCAAGGACGATATTCATATTATTATTTGTTCCACCTGTCTGTCTTTTTGACCGTGTTCTTCTAAACTTTCTCCCACCTGATTGTTGTTGCTCCTCAGCAGGCGTATCTGAACTTTGTGTTTTCCCATAAGCATATAAACCACCGATTACTGCTGCAACTGCCATAAAATAAGGATTTGTTGGCGATACTATATATCCACCACTTTGCACATTTTTTTTAACCTTTCTTGTCTTTTTAAGTTTTTTAATTTTATTATTCATATATAATTAAAATATTTTTTATTTATGAATATGTTTTGAAGTATTAATCCTCTCCTTCATCAACCTTTACCTCTTGGGATTCCTGTTGTCCCCCAGTACGACGAGGTCCGGCACGGCGAGCACGTCCACGGCCACCACCACCACGCTGGTTATCTCCTCCTTGTCCTCCCGCTGGAGCACGAGGGCGAGCACGTTGGTTTAGAAGGCGCGTCTCACACATCAACTTACCCTCGCCTAAACCACCTACTGTTTCTACCTGAAATTCATGCTGATTAGATTGAGACTTTCCAATTTGGAAACCAACATACTCACCTTGAACTAGGTACTTATACATACGATCAGCAACATTAATTGCCGAATGATGAACAAATACATCCTCACCCTTTCGCTCACCATCCATAACCGTAATGTAACCAAAACCAGCACGGGCGTTAAACCACTTTACTTGACCGAGAAAATTGTCGCTTTGACTTGCGCTTTGTGCAGGAGCTGAACTGTAACTCATACTTATTATACATTAAGAACATCTCTTTAAACCGTTTATAAACTATTTATTCATCACATTTCGTATTTCTGTTAAATATTTATAACCTTCAAACCCATCTTCTATTCTGGCATTTATATTATTATCGATATCAAATTGCGATATTTCATATTGACATATTACATTATTCCCTAAAAAATCACCCAACATACCCCTTTTTTTCAACCTTTTTAAATATTTTACTGTGATATGCTTCGAATTATATACTAACATATTCTCATTTCTAGACCCTAACCTAAAACCTAAATCCTTACATACTTTTAATGATGACCTGTATAAAGTTCGTACTACTATTTTTTCACCACCCATAATATTAAATACTATTTATTATTATATCATTTTTTTATCTATTCTGAATATATGTCCAAAATATTATTTATACATAAAAAAAATAATAGAAATACGTTTAATGAATTCTTTCAAAAAATCATCTCTACTGGTACAAGATCGTATTGTTTATCAAAAATAAAGAAAGACTTCCTAATTGAAAGTTTAGAAAAATCTGATTATTTATTCGTTAATATGTTTAAAACACAAATTAGAGGTTTCGCTGCTGTATATCATGATAATTATGATGGAAAACATTTACATATTAGTTTAATTTGTAATGCAAAAACACATCGTATGGGTACTCGTAAAAATAAAAATATTCCCAAGTTAGCTGGGAAAAATATTATTGATGCTATTCTTAAATATGGTAAGCAAATTAATGTTAAAGACGTTAGATTAGACGCTATTAAAGAAGTTATTCCATATTATTATAATCTTGGTTTTACATTTGAAAATTCACAAAATAATACTGATACTGAAAAAACACTTGTTAAAGAACTACAAAATGCACAAAGTAATAATAATAAACCTGCACAGAAAATAGCACTCGAAAAAATTGTCCTCAAATTCTATAAAGGGTATTTTAATGAAAAAATGCAACATGAAATGGGCAAAGACACCGATGGAAGAATCAATTATGCTATGGACTTCGGTATTCCCATGAAATTTGTATTCAAAACTACTAGTATTTGTAAAGGCAAATCTATTAAAAACCCCAACAGATGCCGTAAATATAAAACATGTAAAGTTGTTCATGGTAAGAAAAGATCATATTGTCGTAAAATTAAAAATACTAGAAAAAATCATAAATAATTATATAATTGTTATTCAATTATTATATAATTAATCTATATTATTTGTCTCTCGTACTGGCGTTGCCCTAGCTATATTCTTTAACACTTTCTTTATCTTCTTCTCTTGATCTATGTTACTATTAGCCCCTACCAATATCTTATGGAATTCGTCAGCCTTTTCAGTATGAGGAATTTTCGCCGAGGGATTCTGTTCTAACCATTTTGACAACTGATTATAATTATTTTTCTCCAAATCTTTCACCACCTTCTCTACTTTACTATTATCCTTCTCCCAAGTATCATTATCTTTTATATAAAGTACATCTCTTTTCGCATCTGAACAATGAATTGGTCTTTTATCCTTTTCTAAGTTATTTAATTCTGTTATTATTAAATTTGACATCCCTTCGACATATCCCACTTTTCCCATATCCTCCAAATTCTTTAATTGTAGCTGAATTGAATCTACAAAATCAGTTAAATTCAACGCATCTTTACATGTATCATTCAAATACACATTCAGATTAAAGTTATTTACTATATTTGTTGTTGCGGGTGGTTGATTTTGAATTGTTTTTATTGTTTCTGTCATTAAATCTTTCATCTCTTTGTGATCTTTTAATAAATGTTCTATTATTTTATCTTTCTCTGCTAACTTATCATTTTCGGATACTTCTGGTTGTTTTAATTCAACTACATCATTTAAATATTTACATGTTTTTTTGTGATGTGATAATGTAGGTGCATGTTTATAAATTTTTCCACATTCGCAAATATGCTTCTTTTCTTCTTTTTTGTTAGGATTAGTTAGGTTTTTATGTTTTCTAGTGGTTAAATGTTTATCATAATTATTTTTTCTAGTACATGAAAAGTCACATACTTCACAACTATATTTTTTTGCTTCTTTTGACATTTTATATATTAGGAATATATAATATTATTCTAAATACTTTTCAATTACTTTTTAAAAGTGATGTTAATTCTTTTAACATTTGTAACATATCTTCTTGATTTTTCAATAAAATATCTATTTTTCTTTCCCTTTCTTTTTCTTTTTCCTTTTCTTCTTTTTCTTTTTTTTCTTTTATACTACATTTCTGTTTATGATTCCATAATGAACTCTGATGTTTATAAGTTTTTCCACAATCACATTTAAACTCATTTTTTATTGGCCAAGTTCCAAAACAATTATGTTGATGTTTTTTAGTGAAGCAATGTTTTTTATAATCACTATCTTTATTTGTACTGAAATCGGGGCACTCTTTGCAAACTATTTTGTGCTTCAACATATATATATATATTCCTAAATATTTTAAATACTTTTTCCGTATATATTATTTATTCCTAAATATTTTCATCTTTCTCTTTTTGTAATTTTTCTTTTCTTTTCAAATATGCACGTCTTCTATATTCTTTTAATTTATCAGGATTTTCTTCTTTTAGTTTTTGTAAATTTTTATTAGCATGTTCAATAATCTTTTCTTTATTTTTTTCATAATATTTCTTGTGATTTTTACCACGTGTATATTTTTTTAATCGTTCTTCAAGCTCGATAACCTTATGTTTTAACATTTTATTTTCTTCTATTACTTCATCCATTACTATATATATATATAAATGTTTATATATTTTATCACATAATTAAAAAATATTTTCGGAAAAAATTTGGGTCAGTATTTTCATTTTGGACATGCTTATTTTTTGTTAGTGCTTAAAATCCTAATATAGGAAAAAATTTCCATAAAAAAAGAAGCATTTTCAATTTTGTCCAAAAAATAATCTGAAAATCAATCATTTCTTAAAAAAGTGATTTTGCTAGAGAATGCTCTTATTTTCATTATTTTATATAATATTTTGTTATTGAGTATTTTTTTTGTGAGAGGTTGAACTCCCGATTTCAAAAAAGGACATTTTAATTTTGTCCATTTCTCAAAAGTTAATATACTTTCCCACAAAAATATTTTCGATGGTAACAACCAATTAAAAAATAAATGAAAATGACAGCATCTTCTAGGAAAATTCACATTTCAAAAACATGTAAATTTTGGTAGATTTTTGTGAGATTTTCGCGAGATTTCTATTTTCTCCGAAAAATGTCCATTTTGAAAAAGAAGCATTTTGAAAATGTCCATTTTGAAAAAGTCGCAGCTTTTCCGTTAATTTATTTAAAAAAAATTGATGTTGGATCCATAAATTTTATATATACAATAAAAATATACTAGGATGAATTTCGAAAATTTATATAAGATTAGTCAAGTTAAGAAAGTCTTAACTGACAGTACCAATAAGATAATAGAGGAAGGAGTGACTGTAACAGAGCCTGGGTCTTTAAAATGGTTATTGTGGGGTACCCAGGCGAGTCAACAGTCGATCTCAATCAAGATGGGGAAAGTAGGTGAACAGATGTTTAAGAAGATGATAGAAATCTCGCCAAATATAGAGCTAATAAAATGTGGTGTTCAAATAGTGGATGATAAAGGTAAGAGAAAGGATATTGATTTGGCATGGGTTGATCATTTAAAAAGAGTAGTTTATATTAGAGAATGCAAGGGTAACATAGAACTGGATACTGAGAAATTACCAGCAACCTTTAATAAGGTGAAGGAAGATATAGTACCATTTCTAATAAATAGTTATCCAGGTTATACGATAGACTGTGGTATTCTGAATTGGTCGGTATATTCAAGAAAAATATTGAAGAAAACGTTATCGCATATAAAGAAATGCGAAACGAATGATGTCAAAGTGGATCACGTAAATGAGTTTCTCGAAAATATAAATTTTGAATGGAGTGAAGAAGATTACTATTCATGTTTTAGAGGATTAGGTAAAAAAATGAATGATATGTTTATTTAAGTTAAATAATTAATAATTTTTAATAATGAGATGTTTAGTGTTGATTTCATCACCAACTCTTCCTGAATGTAGCTTGAACCTATATTTTTTGTCATACTCGCCGACGATATAATCTTGATAAAGTTCTTGAATGAAGGGTGTCTTACCGATAATCATAAGACATCTAATGCTAGTTTCCTTGAAACATTTAGCTAAGGAATAATGTTCTTCTTTTCCAAAAGTACAATAACCATAATCAGTAAATTCACTATCATATGGTGGGTCTAAGAACATGAAATTATCGTTATGGTTATAATCATTAAATATGGTTTCGAAACTAGTATTAAATATTTCGGTTCTTTTCAGAATGTTTTCGTATTCGGGGTTCTTAATATCTTCAAAATTATAATTTTTATATCTACCGTATGGGATGTTAAATTCCCCTTTGCTATTATATCGAAGCATACCTCGGAAGCAAGTTTTTCTTAAATAGTAAAATCGCTTTGCATTATCTAAAACATCTGTATGAGGATATGCTCTAACCTTATAATATGTCTCCTCTTCGTTAGGATGTTCTTTCATAAAATTATAAATATCGTCACTATGTCCATCTTTGATAGATTGGTATAAATCAACCAACTCTTTATGAACATCATTAATAACAGATTTTTCAGGGTTTAAATGAAAATATACTGCACCACCACCGATAAATGGCTCTAAGTAAGTAGAAATATTATCTGGAATATGTGGTAAAATTTGTTTAAGTTCGTCCTTTTTCCCTCCGCTCCATTTTACGATAGGCTTTATGTTGGGACGTTGTTGATTTTCAACTACAAAATTCATGTTATTTATAATATGTATCTAGTAATATTTTAAAATCATTTTTAATAATAATTATAATATTAATTCATAATTATAATCATTTATAATTCAATAGTAATAATACTCTCATCTTCATAGGTAATAATAGGGGGTGTATTAGTGATTAATTCATAAAAACATAAATAGTTGAAAGTAAAATTGTTAGTAATTTTATTTGTAACAGATATATCAATATTGCCGTCATGAGGAATAGTATAATTAGAGTTAATCCAATTTACAATATATTCTTTACCAAATTGGTATTGTTTTTTATTTAGTTTAAATCTTTCAAGATAACAATGTTGTAACCAAAACAAACTCGTGTCTGGAGTATGAAGTTCATTCACCAACATAAGATTATCATAAGTATTAGTACCGAATTCATACTTAGTATTAACAAGTATCAAACCATTTTGGTTAGAAATATTTTGGCCTAAATTGAATATTTTGCGTGAATAATCTTCAGATAGTTGTAATAATTTTTTAGACATAATATTTTGTAATAATATATCTTGTTTTGTAATAAATTTATAATCCATATTGGTGGTAGTAAAAAAGATATGAGGCAAAGATTGATTTTCAACCATTCCGTCAGGTAATTCATAATTACAATATGTTCTAACTCCATTTTTATAACTTTCCCATAAATAACCAGTAAGATAATTATATACTAAAAATTTAATGGGTAAGGGTTTACATTTCTTAATTCTAATAATACATTTATCACTAGATTCGCTATATATAAAATGATTTGGCACTAAATTATTCAATTGATTATACCACCAGACATTAATTCTATGCAATACCTCAGCTTTATATGGAATATTAGTAATATATTGGTTAAGAGCATAAAATTTATCAGTAAAAGATAATAATAGATAGTCACACTTGTTACTAATATTTTGTATTTTATTAATTTTCATATTAGTATCAGTATCAGATAATAAAGATATAGCATCAAATGTCGATTTGTTAATAATTTTATTGTCAATAATGTTTTTATATTTATTAGTAATATCCTGAACACGATTATAAATAATGAGAGTTTGTTTGTATTGTTTAAAACGGGGTATAATAGTATTATCAAATAAAGATAAAACTTTAATAGCTGAAATTGTAGCAGTATCATAACCAGTAGGCATACAAAAATAAGAGAATACAGGTTTTAATGTATTATCATCAATAAATGTATTATGTTCAACAGATTTACTAGAAATAGTAATATAAGTCTTAACATTAGAATTCTTTTCATAATCATTAATAATATTAAGTAAATCAGTACATGATTTATGGGGTGAGGAAACTCGTACAATAGAATCTATATCAAATATATTAAGAATACTTTGTATATTAGAAATAAAATTAAGGTCATCTTGTGATTCAACAATAATAGGTATAAGAAATCTCATATGAAATAATATAAATTAGTTTTAAATGTATTAATTTATATTATTTATGTATCAGAAATTAGTGCGTATATAGTATCATGATTTCTGCCAATATTATTATAATCTAGACCATACCCGATAACAAATTTATCTTCTATTTCTTTACCAATATATTTAATATCTAATTCATTTACACATTTAGACTTTTTATATAAAAATGTACATATTTCAATATTTTTAGGTTTTTGTAATGATAAATCTTGTAATAATTTAACCATAGTTGTACCAGTATCAATAATATCTTCAACAATTAAAACATTATGATTAACAATATCTCGGGTTAATCCCAAAATACTAGTAACATCCCCAGAACTTTTAGTACGAATATATGAAGAAACTTTAATAAAATGAATTTCACATGGAATGTTTAGTTTTTTTACCAAATCAGATAAAAACATGAATGAACCATTTAATATTCCAATAATAATTAATGGGTCTTCTATAGATGAAGAATGGATATAATTAGCATTAATGTTAGAAGCAATATAGTCAATAATACTATTAATTTCATACTTACCAATATATTGTTCAAAAATTTTATCTTGAATTTTAATTGCATTAAAAAAGTCCATTGTATATTTATATATGTATATTTTTTATATCAATTAAGATAATGCGTAATTATAATTTAAAAAATTAATAACATATTATTAAAGAATGAGTAGTCGTGCGATGGCATCTGCAAAAAATAAACGGACAAGCCCATTTATAATGGGAAATAATACGGTAGGTCAGGGTCCACAAGCTCCTCCACAACCGATTAATAGAACATTAAGTTCGAGACAACGCGTCGCGCAATTGCAAAGTAATCAACCCCGTACTATGCCTCCACCAGAGGCAACAAGAGAAAGAAAATTTATACCTCCCAATCCTCCTCAAGAGAGAACACAAGTAAGAAGAGAATTATCAATTCCCGAAGCATTCGCGATGATAAATAAAAAAGTATCTATATTAGAAGATGTATTGGAAGAGAATGGTCTTGAAGTTGATAAATTTACAACACGAGGTTCAAATATAGATGAAAAAATAGCACTATTAAAACGTGAATTGGAAGATGTAATAGTGCAAAGTATTCCAGATATGAATAGTATAAAAATGGAAATAAAAAGTATAAAAGAAGAAAAAGATGGTGAGATATCATTATTAAATAATGCTCTTCATGAATTGTCCGAAGAATTTATAGAATTTAGAAACAGATTTGAACATGAGGAAATTTCAACAAGACATATAGCAGATGATAGCGGAGATAATACACTATTAACATATCAAGAAGATGATGGTGAAAAGTCTCTCGAAAGCTCTGGGGAAGATGCTTCTGAAAACATCCAAATGCAAATAAACGAACATGGAGATATTGAAACAAATGATGAGAAAAAAGACGAGTCAAGAGAGAGTGAAGAAGTAGTGGAAGAAGTAGTGGAAGAAGTAGTGGAAGAAGTAGTGGAAGAAGTAGAAGAAGTTATAAGTGAAAACTAAAAATTATGCGGAAGCAAAAGGTAGTTTCTAATAATAGAAGCAACATATTCAAAAATATTAGCTTTATATTCTTCATTATGTGTTTCATAGTGAGTTTTTAATTCAATTAAATATGACAAAATGAATTTAATAATATAAAAGAACAAAACTCTAAGTTTAAATACAAGTGTTTCATATGTAGTCCAATTATTAACATAGCTACATAATTCTGTTTTAAAACCAGTAGTATAAAATTGATGTATATCAATAATACCATGAAGTATTTTGTACATAGAGTTTTTAGTAGATATGTTCAACTGTGTAGTAAATTTTTTAATAGTAGTTAAATTAATAAATAAAACCTTATTATCCTCATAAAAAACATGAGGTACTCCAGCATCAGTTTTATTATTCATAGATAGTCTTCCATCAATAAATAGAGGTAAAAATGTAGAATACCGCAATTTTAAATATAAATCCCTATTATTTTTAAATGTATGAGAAACAATATCACATTTTTTATTAATATCATAATATGAAATATAAAGCTTATTATTAAAAAGAAGATAAAAATCATCTTTTTGTTCGTTAAAAAATGTTTTTAACATTTGGGTTGATGTTTTTAAACTTAAATTATTAATGATATCATTTCTAGTATTAGAATAAATATCATCATACAATTCTAAATGGTCACACATATAAAAAAAAGCACATATAGATCCGATGCTACTTCCAGAAATTTTTCTGATTTTAATATATTTCTTTTTTTCAAGTTCCTTTAGGTATAATAGACAACCAACTAAATATCCTCCATTATTAGCACCACTATCAAGGACGATATCATATATTTCAGGTGTAGAAGGGGGGTCTTTATCAATATTTTCCATTAATTCATCTAATAATTTTGTTTTTAACATTTATAATTAAAATTGAAAATAATTTTAAGATTTAAACATAATTATAATAAAGATGATAATCAAGATAATTGATGAGCAAAAGTGTAATGATTTTGTGAATGTATTTCAACATATAAAGCTGTTTTCGATGAATATAAATATTCATATAAAAACCGATAAGGTTTATATTCAAGGAATGGATGCTTCTCATGTAAGTATATATGAGCTAAATCTATTGGCAAGTTGGTTTGATGAATATAATGTAGAAACAGACGAAGTGATAGGTGTAAATAGCGGTATATTATTTAAGATATTAAATGCGCGTGGAACAGGACAAGGGATAACTATACATGTTGATGGTGATAATTTAGAAATAGAGTTAACATCAGAACATGAAAATAAAGATAGTTTTAACAAATATTTTAAAGTACCGATGATAGATAATGATGAAGAAATGATGATGATACCTGAAAGTGATTATCAATTAGATATATCGATGGCATCTAAGAAATTTAAATCACTAATAGATCAACTATCTGGTTTTGGAGATACAGTAGATGTAATGTATAAAGAAGACAAAGTATTTTTGAAATCTGAATCAATAGAGGAAGGTGAGATGAAAATAGAAATAAATTTAGATGATCTAGAAGGATGTGAAGTAGAAGAAGGTTTGCATATGAGTAATTCATATGCGACGAGATATATGCATATGTTTACACAATTTCTAAAAATATCAAAGGATATTTATCTATCATTTCATAAGGATTTACCATTAAAAGTAATATATCTTCTGGATGATGAAGAAAAAGATAATTATTTGAGATTTTATTTAGCCCCAAAAATTTCAGAAAATGACGATGAATTCTAAATAATACGTCAAAACAAATTAAAATAAATATGAAATGATTTTAATGCCATATCTATTAGAGTTAATTGTTTTTTTAATTGTGTTATTTTTATATATCCATATAAATTATCATATAAGTACAAGTAGTGAGCCAGAAGTATATGAGTATAATGAAACATCAAAGGAACAACTAGAGGAAATGTGCAATTTAAAACAACCAGTAATAATAAGTAGAAACATTTTAGACATAAATCTGAATAAATTGCCATTAAATGATGTATATAAAGATAATGATTTATCAATAAGAGATACACTAGAAGATGGAACAGATAAGTTACTTTATTTACCTTTAAATTATACAAAATCAAATATACTATTTAATAAAGACACGAATAATCAATATTATTCAGAACATAACGAAGAATTTATTAAAGATACAGGTTTAATAAAAATATTCCAAAATAGAGATAAGTTTTTTAGACCTCCATTACATTCAAATTGTTTTTATGATATAATAATGGGTTCTGATAATAGTCGTACGCCGTTGAGATATGAAATAAACTATCGAAATTATATATATGCATCAAATGGAAATTGTAAAATAAAACTAGTAGCACCTGAACATATGAATAATTTACACCCAATAATGGATTATGTAAATTTTGAATTTAGAAGTAGTATTAATGCATGGAATGTACAAGATGAATTTAGAAATGATTTTAAAAGAATAAAAACGATAGATATAACTCTGTATGAAGGACAAACACTTTTTATACCAGCATACTGGTTTTATAGTATAGAATTAAATAAAGATACACGATTGATAAGTTTTAAATATAGAAATTATTTCAATATAGTATCAATATTGCCGTTTTTAGGAATGCATTATTTGCAAATTCATAATATAAAAAAAGATAAATATAAGAAGATATCTTTTGATGAACATATAACAGAAAATAAAGAAGATACACTAGATAAAGAGAATATAAAAATAGAAATAGATGAAAAAAAAGAGTGATTATAATAAATTCAATATTTCAAAATAATATAAAAATAAAGTCGGAAGTATATTTATAATGAAATTCTTTGGAATGATTTTTTTGTTGTTTTCGGGCGTAGCCCATGCAAATCTTTATGATAGATTTGAGGCATGGTTGTCAGAGCATGGATTAAGTAAGGATGAATCAAAATATGGAATGTTTGAGAATTGGAGATCAAACGATGAATATATTAATGAGATTAATGGTAGAAACATGACGTATACTCTAGGTCACAATAAGTATTCAGGAATGTCTAGTGAAGAGTTTAGCGAACACATGGGATTTAGGAAAAATGGAGAATTTTTGGGTTCAAGAGAAGAAAGCTCAAAGTATGAAACTGTATCATATGATTACGGTGACAGTGTTGATTGGGTAAAGGATGGTGCAGTTACTCCAGTAAAGGATCAAGGACAATGTGGTTCATGTTGGAGTTTTTCTACAACAGGTGCTTTAGAGGGAGCATATTATATCAAGAACAAAAAGTCCATGTCATTTTCTGAACAAGAACTGGTGGATTGTGATAAGTTGGGTAATGGTGGAAGAGATCATGGTTGCAACGGTGGATTAATGGATAATGCTTTTGATTGGATTATTAAGCAAAAGGGTTTGTGTAGTGAAAGTGATTACCCTTATTTTTCTGGAGAAACGAAGGATAGAGGCGAATGTAAGTCTGTTACTTGTACAAATGTAGCAGGAAGTGATATTACTACATATTATGATGTAAAGCCAAGCTCCGACGATGCTATGATGACTGCTTTGTATACGCAACCAGTATCGATTGCGATTCAGGCAGACCAAAAAGACTTCCAACTATATAAATCAGGTGTATTTACAGGTGATTGTGGAACAAGTCTAGATCATGGTGTTCTATCCGTAGGATACGGAAGTGAAGGAGGTGAGGACTATTATTTGGTTAAGAACTCATGGAGTGAAACTTGGGGCGATGGTGGATATATCAAGTTAGGAAGAGGAAAGCAATATAATAATGGTGATGGACAATGTGGTATGTTACTTCAAGCAAGTTATCCTTCTTATTAAAAAAATAATATATAATATATAAAATAATATATATTATCTATATGAATAAATTATGCAACACATTAATAAATAATGGGTTATATTTACGGTATGTAGTTACAATATTGGTGTTATACATATTATCACGAAGTGCAAATAATAAATTAATAAATAAAAATATGTATTTAATATTAGCTGTTACATTAACAATATTAGATTCGGTAGATACATTTTTCATGAAGCTAAATGGTAAAAAATGCACCAAAACATTACATTATCAGTTAAATGATAAAATATGTGATAGTGTTTCATATTTATTATTACTATTGTTATTTAAATTCGATGGGTTATTATTATTTTTAATTTTATATAGAATAACTGGTGTTTTATTATTATATTTAACTGGAGATAGTAATTATATAATTTTATTTTTTGATTTTATAAAGGAGTATTTAGTATATTTATTTATTTTTGGTAATAACTATACTTATATTCCAATATTAATGGTTTGTAAAATTGGTTTTGAATATTACTATCATAAAGTATATAATAAATCAGCATATATAAAAAATAAAAAAGACGTAGATGTTTAATATTTATATGACTATTTGAATATATATTAAACTAAATAAATTATGAGCGTCTAGAGCGCTTATGTTTTCTTTTGGATTTTGTACTCTTTTTATTTTTTCTACTCTTTTTACTTTTTCTACTCTTTCTAGATTTATTATTATTTCTTAATTTTTTACTTTTCTTTGACTTTTTACCACCTTTTGGGCGTCGTCCACTTCTACTTGCGGTTTTTGGGCGATCAGTGTTACGGTTTTCGCTGGGTACAAATACTGTTCGGGTAAGT